GCACACTCTCGGCTCAAATGCCATCAGAATCTTCAAGTGTAGTATCTAATGAAACAAATGGTATAGAACCACCAAGAGATTATCTATCAATTAAGAAATCTAAGAAGGGGCCATTAAAACAAGTAGTACCTAACTATAATCAATTAAAGAATTTTTATACCTTACTTTGGGATATGAAATCAAATGAAGGATATATAAATGTAGTTGCAGTAATGCAGAAGTATTTTGATCAGGCAATTAGTGGTAACTGGTCATATAATCCAGAAAATTACGATAGTGGCCAGACGCCATTATCTGAAATGATAAACGACCTATTGACAACGTATAAGTATGGTTGGAAAACATCTTACTATCAAAATACATATGATGGTAAAAAAGATGAAGATGAACCGGCACATCCAGTAGGTTTTAAAGACAACGTGCCAGAAACAACAACACAGGAAGAAGATTGCGAATCGTGTAAGATATGAGTAGAAGCGTATTTAATAAATCAAAAGGTTTAGATTTTACCAAAGCACAAATGTTTTTTGGTGAAGATTTGGCCGTTCAAAGGTATGATACATTTAAGTATCCTATTTTTGATAAACTAACACAACAACAATTAGGTTTCTTTTGGAGACCAGAAGAAGTATCATTACAAAAAGATCGTAATGATTACCTTGAATTAAGACCAGAACAAAAAAATATATTTACATCTAATTTAAAATACCAAACAATGTTAGACAGTGTACAAGGCCGTGGACCTTGTTTGGCATTTTTACCGTTTTGTTCTTTACCAGAATTAGAAGGTTGTATTGTAACTTGGGATTTTATGGAAACAATACACAGTAGATCATACACTTACATTATAAAAAATCTATATGCAAATCCTGGTGAAATCTTTGATACAATTATAGAAGATAAGAAGATTGAAGAACGTGCTGAGTCTGTAACTAAATGTTATGATGATTTAATTGAAATGGGTTACAAGTATCAATTAACACCAGATAAAGTAGATGAATACGAATTAAAGAAAAGATTATGGAAGGCTTTAATAACAGTAAACATATTAGAAGGTTTAAGATTCTATGTATCGTTTGCTTGTAGTTTTGCTTTTGGTGAATTAAAACTATTAGAAGGTTCAGCAAAGATTATATCTTTTATTGCTAGAGATGAAAGTCAACACTTGGCAGTATCACAAAGAATAATTAATAACTATAAAGACGTAGAGAATGATAAAGTAATGTTAAAAATTATTAAAGATACAGAAAAAGAAGTTTATAAAATGTATGATGATGCAGTCAATTCAGAAAAACAATGGGCAACTTATTTGTTCTCACAAGGTTCAATGATAGGTTTATCAGAAAAACTTTTACACCAATTCGTAGAGTATATGGCCAATAGACGTATGAAGGCCATTGGTTTAGATCCTGTTTATGATACAAAAGTAAATCCATTACCTTGGGTAGACCATTGGTTGAATAGTAGATCAATGCAGAATGCTCCACAAGAAACAGAAATTGAAAGTTATGTTATTGGTGGTATTAAACAAGATGTTAAAAAAGATCAATTTAAAAAGTTTAAACTATAATGATTACTAAACAAACAAAAACTTGTCCTTCCTGTCAAACTAAATATGTAATAGCGTGGAACAATGAGATACACGAAATGAATCCAATTACGTGTCCATTTTGTGCTCACGAAATAGATGAGGAAGTTAGTGAAACAGATAACGACAGTTGGGATTGATTTTAGTTTAAACTCACCGGCCATTTGTGTAAGTAATGGTAGTTTTAAATTTGAAGATTGTAAATTCTTTTATCTCACAAGTAAAAAGAAACATATTGGTAATATGATGAAGAATATATTAGGAACAGAACACACTGAATATAAAAATCCTATAGAACGATTTGAAAATCTATCAAGTTGGGCATTATCAATCATAAACAAATTAACAGACCCTCAAATTTTTATTGAAGGATATTCTTTTGGTAGTAAAGGTCAGGCTGTATTTCAAATTGCGGAAAACGGTGGCATATTAAAGTATAGATTAAAAGAATATGATTATAAAATATTAGTACCAAGTGTTATTAAAAAGTTTGCCACAGGCAAAGGTAATGCAGATAAACAAAAGATGTATGAACAATTTACAAACGATACTGGCACAAATCTTATGAAAGTTTTTGATATACCTACACTCAACAATCCAATTACAGATATAATAGACGCATATTATATAGCAAAGGCTGGTTATGAAAATAGCAATAGTAACATCATTAAATAAACAGTTATACGAGTATTATGCTTTTAGGTTTCTACAAACCTATAATTGGCCATTTGATTGTTATATTTACCACGAGGGTTGGATTCCTGAAATTGATCCTATGCGTGATAATATATTCTATAGAGATATAAACGAAACAAATCCTAGTTTAAAACAATTTATTGAACGAAACGCAAAACGAAATCAATACAGTACAGAAAAAAATGATCCTAGTAAAATTATATTTGGTTTAGATTTTTTAAAAGATGCAATAAGATTTAGTTATAAAGTATATGCCAAAACTCATTTAATGATGGAAGGAAAATATGACTATGTATTTTGGATTGATGCTGACGTGGTATTTACAAAAAGAATTACAGAACAAGAGATAGTACAGAAAATATTGCCTGCTGATTATACAATATGTTACTTAGATAGGCCAGAACCACCAAGATATCCTGAATGTGGTTTTGTAGGTTATAATTTAACAAACAAACATACACAAAATTTTGTAGAAAAATTAAGAGAATATTATGATTTAGATTTATTATTTAAAGAAGAACAATGGCACGATAGTTATGTATGGAATAAAGTAAGAGAAAAATATTTGTCAGGACAACCACAATACAATTTAACAGGCACAAGAAAAGATGGACACGTTTGGCCACACTCTAAATTGGCCGAATACACCACACATTTAAAAGGTAAAAAGAAAAAGGATAAAGGATACGATTTTATACAATAGATAAATAGACATATGATAAACGTTTTTATAGGATACGATAGTAAAGAAAAAATAGCATATCACATACTTGCAGAAAGTATATTAAGACACAGTACAAAACCAGTTTCAATTACACCAATCTATCTACCAAATATTAAAGATGACTTTGTAAGAGAAAGAAATAATTTATCATCAACAGAATTTTCATTTAGTAGATTTATAATACCACACCTTATGAACTATCAAGGTTGGGCTTTGTTTATGGATTGTGATATGTTAATGATGTCCGATATAGCCGAACTATGGCGATTAAGAGATGACAAGTATGCCGTACAGGTTTGTAAACACGATTATACACCTAAAGATGAAACAAAATTTTTAGGTCAAGTACAAACAAAATATGCAAAGAAAAACTGGTCAAGTTTTATGTTATTAAATTGTAAGAAGTGTATAACGTTAACACCAGACTATGTTAATAAGGCCAGTGGATTAGAATTACATCAGTTTAAATGGTTAGAGAATGAAGAACTTATCGGTTCATTACCATTAGAATGGAACTGGTTAGTTGGTGAATATCCTTATAAGAAAGAAGTAAAGAACGTACACTACACAGATGGTGGCCCATACTTTAATCAATATGACACTTGCGATTATTCTTCAGAATGGTTTAATATTTACACAAACACAGTTAAAATTGAAATCGAAAAATGAAAACAATAGCAATCTATTATAAAACAACTGCTGATTCTTATAAAGCAGATTGGGTTACAGCTTTTGAACAAGGTGTTAATGTACACTCTACTGAATGGAAAGCTATACCTGTAAGAGACCATACTGTTATAAATTCAGATTATGGTTTTAGTTTTAATTATCAAATGTTTAATGACGCAAATAAACCCAATACTTCTTTAAGACGACAGATCATAGATAAGTTTGAACCTAGTGGTAAAATATTTTATACAGATGGTGATGTTTTAATTTCTTATCACGACTATAATAGCACTAGAAGTAATATTGATGAAACTAAAGATGGAAGAAGATATGTAAGAGTACCGTATGGACACGTTCATCCTTTAAAAGGCGGTAAATGGTTAATGAGTCCTAATCCAGATTCAAAACGTTGGGATAAAATTAAAAATGATAGAAATATAATCGTTAAAGATTATGACATAAAAAAAGGAGATTACATTTTAATTAATTTGAATAGAGGAACTGAAGGATATTCTGGCGAACAAAAAAATGCCGCTGATTATGCTATAGAAACAACAAATACATTAAGACAATACACAGATAGACCTATCATAATAAGGATGCACCGAGCTACAGGTAGTTTTGGAGAAAGAGATTTTAATAGATTATATGCTTGGACTACAAGTGGCGAAGTTAAAAATGTTATAATACAGTCCAAAATTATGGCTAAAAAACATACAGGTCCAGAAGGTTATCCTCCTATATTAGATGCAATAAGAAATTCATATGCAGTGGTTACTTTTGCTTCATCATCAGCTTGTCCGGCCATTATAGAAGGAAAACCTATTTTTGTTACCTCTCCTAATTGTTATTTTTATGATATGAGTGCAGGTCAATTATCAGATATTGAAAAACCTAATATGAATTTGAATAGAGAAAAATGGTTTATAAAATACGCCAACACACATTTTAATACACACGATTTATCTAGTGGTTATTTTTGGGATATTGTAAAAAATATGATATGATGAGAGTTTATACTAAGTCTAAAGGTGATAAAGTTTTAAATTATTTTTTTAAAATACCTGAATTTATATCAATAAACAAAGATACTTTTAATACAGACGATAAAACTCCTATCGTATTTAGAGGTATGTCAAGAAGTGCTTTTATAAAAGAATGTATAAAAAATAATATAGATTTTTATTACATAGATACTGGTTATTTTCCTCAAAAACGCAAACAATGGCATAGATTTTCAAAAAATAATTTTCAAGTATTAAATCATTTATCATCTGAAGAAATTAGTCAAAGAACAAATATAAATTTAATTAAAAATAAATTTTTAAAAATTACAAATGAAAATTATAATAATTTTAAACCTTTAAAAAAAATAAATGGTTCTAAAATTTTAATTGCACCACCTACTTCAAAAGTATTTAAACATTTTGATTATAAAGTTAGTCAATGGTTATCAGAAACAATTGAAAAAATTAAAAAATTTACAGATA